ACAACGTCAGACGTTCCAAGGCTTACCGCACCGGTTTGTGAATTTACACTTGTCACAAGATTTGTGTCGTCTAATAATGAAGACAAATCAAGCGTAAATGTTGAAGCATCGTCACGCGTAAACGTTACAATTCCCGACCCGTTTATTGTTCCACTTGCGATTGCTCGTGAATCTTCGTCAAGGTAAGTTGACAAATCAACGGTGCTTGTTGTTCCGTCTGCTCGTGTTAATGTGAGAATGTCGGATGCAATTGATAAACTTTGTCCCGAATATAATTCGGTCGTGTTGTCATTGACCTTGTCGAATGCGGTTCTTAACGGATCCCCAGTCCCGTCATTCGCAGTTGTCCCTATGTTAATTGTTTGTTTTGCCATCTTTTATCTTTTATAAGCAAGTTGGTTTTGAATCTATATTTATTGTAAATTGATTAGAACTGTCTCCCCACCAAGATGAGCAGTAAATGTTTCCCCAATTTATTGTATTTGCCATTACTCTTGTGTTCTATCTGCTGTATAAATAGTATTATCTGCTGTATAGGCTGTATCATCTGCACTTAATATTAAAGTGCCTGCCCAGCAAGCAGGAGCAGAAAAAGAAGGTATTGAATACAAAGTATTAGCTGAATTACCAAACCAAGTATTACAATATATTTTTCCCCAACTTATACTATTTGCCATATTTAATACAATTACTTTTTTTGGTTTTTGTTATATAAGCTAAGTATTGTTTTAACTTATTTACGTTTTCCTGTTTTGGTTTATATCTTACAGAACCCATCCACTAAAATTTGCGTTTTTATCTGGATATACATCGTCATTACTATTCGTGTAATATTCAGGAAACTTACTACTTGCTTCAAAGCTCATATAATTAATAAACCTATCTGTATAGTATTGTGCTATATTCCTTTCTTTTTGTATTAAAAAGTCTACTTCGTTTTTTTCTACGTTTGCGGCATTTTCTGAACTATGTTTAAAAACGCCCTTATTAGCGATTGTATATGCCGCGAAGGGTAAATACTCTACTAATGCCCAATGTATCAGCATCGGCTTTATATAGTCGTTTACAAGGTTTAAATAATCACCTGCTAAACTACTTGCTTCTATATCAGCTTGAATTTTGTTATATAAGTCAGTACCTAAGTAATTTTGTATATGTATATCTTGAGCGATCTTAATATATTGTAAATACTTGTCTGTATCTACATTCCCATTAACAGAACTAAACTTTACTAAATCTTTTCTTGTTATAAATAATGCGTCTGCCATTTTATCTTGGGTTTAAAAATCCTTTATTAGGCATATCAACAGGGCGTTTAGCTACCTTTGGGTCATTAACTTCAGGGCTAAAGCCTTCTCTTTTTGCCTCGTTTACACTTATTTCAGCATTAGGGTTAGTAGCATCTGGCTTAACATCTTTTGCAGCATAGGTTTTACGCATCCAAAAATGATGACAACTTCCGCCACCTTTATATAACCAGATATCGTATGTATCGGCACCTCTTGGACCCCAGCCAGCATTAACTGCCATTTGGCTCATTTGCATTATATCTTCTTTACGATATATTTTTGCAGCATTAACCATTTTTTTACAAAACTCCCTGCTGTTGTCTTTGGTTCTTAATGGTGCATACTGGTAACGAACTTTAAACTTCATATCGTCAGCCTCGCCATCTTGCTCGCTACCTGCATTTGGTCTAGCACTACCTGTACTAGCTAACCCAATCATTTTATCTAAAGCTTCTTCCTGTTCGTAATCTACTTGTCTTTCGTCAACTAAATCCCAGTTTTCTAAATCTTCTTCTTCACCAAACTCTTCTAACAAATCAAACATTTTATCATCAGGAAAATCAGCTGAAAGTTTAACACCTGTTTCTTCTTCGCGTGCTTCGTCTGTTATAGCGTTGTTTGTTTCTATAAACGCTAAAGGCTGTAAAGTTTTAAAGTATAGTTTTAGTGATATACCATTTACAGCTAAAATATCGTCTATATGCTCACAAATTAATTCTTGGTAAGGTTTTATAGTAATATTGTCAAAAAGTAAAGCAGCGGTCTTTATTTCATCAGCATTTGAGCCCAGACCGTTGTTTTCTGAACGTATTCCTAAAAGTAAAGGGCTTGTAACTCTGTGAGCAACTATTAATTTATTAGAACATTCTCTTGAAAGATATTCGTAGTGCTGAGGTGCATCGTTTAAAGGCATATCGTCAACAGTAGTTTTACTTTCAGCATTACTGTTAAAAGCAATAATTACTTTTTCGCCCCTTGCCCCTGTAAGTTTACGCATAACGTCAGACTTAATCTGCATTTGCTTTTCTCTGTCAGGGATACCATTATTAAAGTTGACTACCTTCGTTCCGCTAAAGCCATTTTGTACATCATTAATTAAGTAGTCTGCTATCTCGCTTTCAAGTTCAGCATACGCTAGACCACCTTGATAATCTACAGGGCAATAATAATCATACCCTGAAACGTATTTTTTTACAATTTTAATTTCAGGTTCGTTACCGTTGCCAAAGCCAAAAGCTGCTATTCTTTTAGGTTTGTCGCTACGTTTTACCTCTTTCCAATTATTGTGATAGTAATAAGCTTCAATTTCTCCATCATCATTACACTTTTCAGCCCGTAAGGTTTGTCTTGGGAAATGTTCAGCTCTTACTACTTGACCTTTTTTGTAAAGCACTTGAAAAGCGCCTTCACCTAATAATTTTAGGTCTAGTGTTACTTTGCGTAAGCAACTATCGTGAAAGATAGATCGCATTGAAGCATACTCGTCAGGTTTTGAACTATTATCCAAAGCATCTAGACCTTTACCGTAAATCATATTAGTAATACCATTTATAATAGCATTGTTAGTTGTGGATTCGGTATAAAGGTCTATTAGGTAAGAATAATAGTCGTTATCTTCTCCGTACTCAACCCAATCACGGTTTTTGTCCTCACTTATTTTAGGTCTATTGTAAGAAGCTAGGTTAACTATGTGTAAATTATCCATTAGAATGTAATAAATTCGTTATCTGTATCATTAGCAATAAAAGCACCGCTATTTATAGTATAATCTGTTAAGTCAGCTTGATTTGTACAAAAGATTTTATCTCTGTGTATTACCTCATCACTTTCTTTAATAGTTAGTGTGTAGGTTTCATCTTGCTTTAAATCAAACACCGCAGTATAAGTATTATAATATAACTGTTCTGCTATTGCAGTTGTATCTACATTGTGTACCTCTGTATTTGTGGTTTCGTTTATAACAGTTACGTTATAAGTGTTACCGCTTGTAAATTTACGAGGAATCAAATTAATAGTTTGCTCGCTTGCGCTTTCTTCTAATACAATCATACTTATACAATAAAAAAAGTTGCAATTTGTTATTTCTGTAAAACAAAAAAGGGCAGCATATAGCCACCCTTCTCAAATCAAATGAAACCCAGTTTATGAGTTAGTACCTTCTGTAATTGTTTCAGTAGCTGAAGCCAATCCAGCGAAAGGATTAGTTGCAGTTGCACCTGACACAAAGTTAGCAGGTTTTAGTTCGCTTGCAGATAGTGTAAGTGTATATCCACTAAGGTCACCCATAGCTGCACCAGTAGTTATACTCCCGCCAGTAACTTCTGCTCCGTGTTCAAGACCCATAATAAATACATTTCCATTATAATCTTCAACAGCAACGTGAGGTCTTCCAAAGGCTAAGAGTTTTAATTCTTTGTTGTCCTCTTTGCTTAACTTTTTAAGTGTAAGGTTAAGGGTTTGCTCAAAGAAAGTAGTACCGTTTTCACGGCTTGAAGTAATAGCTTGCTCAAAGCTACTATTTCCTTTTAATTCGTATTTATAAGCAGTAAAAGTACCATCCATATCAGTAATCTCGTCATCTGTTTGTGTTACTGTTCCGTAATCACCAAAGTCGGTGAAGAAAACAGCTTTCAGTCCGCCGACTACATCCTTGCAGGGTTCTTTTCTACCTTTCGTTAAATCACAAGCCATATTATTTATATTAAAAAAGGGTGAGCAGGACTAACCTTACCCACCCTCTTTAGTTAGTTATTTATTTTCTTAGTTAGCAGAGTTAGTGATACCGTAAGTTACGATGTCATCAACAATACCATACTGTACACCAGCTGTAAATCTCATTACGACTCTTACATTTTGAGAACCGTCAATGTCAGCCATATCAATAACTTTTACTTCATTGTGATCAGAAAGTAATCCTGTTCCGAAGTATAGGTTAGATTTTTCAGCAGCCATAGCTACGTTGTTTGCAAGACCGTTAGCAACAAAGATCTTAACTCCGTCAAAAGTTAAAGAACCATTGTTCCACCATTGTGTACCCATAGCGTTAGTACCCGCAGCGCCTAGTCCAGAAGAACCAAATCCTCCTAAAGCACGAACGTAAGCTCTAGCAATATTCTGAGAAACGTAGATATTTAAATCTTCACTTCCGTAGAGTGTAGAAGGAATAGCATCTACAATTTTACCTAATTCGTCAATTACGTTTCCTGCAGTTACTGTAGTACCTGTAACTTCGTTAGCTGCTGGTAAGTTAGCATCAGTAGCAATTAAAGTAGTAAGTCCATCAAATTGTCCGCTTGTAGCAGTTGAACCTTCCCAGATAGACTGCTCAGTTCTTTGTGCTACTTTAGCAGCAACGTGAGAAATTAAAAAGTCAGCAAAAGATGAAGGGAGTGTATCGTGAGCTGAATAACCCATTGAGATAGCTTCCCAGTCATCTTGAAAATCAGACTTACAAAGTTGTAAGTTTACTTGCTGATATTCTGGCTGAAGTACTCTTTCGTCAAGTGTTAAAGTACTTGTAGCTGTAAAGTCGCAAGAAGCATCTTTTACGATATCGTCAGTAGATACAGTTTTAATGACTTCTTTAAATTTAACATTGGGCTTAACTGTAATCCCTCCGTTTTCAATTGTACTCGCGCTCAATAAACTTGCAGAGATATACTGTCCTGCAAATTCACCTGCATACGAAGTAGTAATACTAGTTGTTGTTGGCATTTTATTTTAATTTATTTGTTATTTTTTAATTTGTGCAATTCTTTGCATTACTTTATCTGCAGTAGTCATAGCTCTACCTTGAGCAAATAAGTTTAGGTTTCTTTTAGTTTCAGCTTCTGGATTGTGAGTTACCTTTTCTACAGGCTCTTCAGCTGATAGTTCAACTGGCTCTTCAACCACTTCTTCTTTAACTTCTTCACTAAGTTCTTCCTTAGCTTCTTCTTCAACAGGTGCTTCTTCAGACATTTCTTCCTTAGGCTCAAGCATTGATTTAATTTCTTCAACCATTTGCTTAACCTCAGCAAGTTCTTCTTTAGTTGCATATCCCATTTCTTCTTTTTCTTCTGCAGCTTCTACTTCTTCAGATGCTTCCGCTTCTTCTTGTTCTGCTGCCCCTATAGATGCAATAATACCTTCCTCTTCTACTTTTAGCATTTCGCCATCTTCAAGAGTGTAATCGCCTACAGGTAGTGCTACCTTTTCATCTTCTGTTACGATAAAAACTTCACTTCCTGCAGCGAAATCTTCACTTTCAATAACAGTTCCGTTTTCCAAAGTAGCTTGCGCTAATTTTACTTCTTGGGTTTCTTCATTTAGTTCCACTCCAAGAACTTCTTTTACTTTGTTTAACATATCTGTCGCTTTCATATAAATTGAATATAATTATACAATAACTTATTAATTACTTTGTTATATTTTTACTCTGTGCCTGTAATGTTACCTATTCCCTGCGCTTGAAAGCTACCATCGCAGCATTTTCTTGAATAAGTTTTACCGTCTTTACACAAACAACCTCTTCGGTCATCTTTTGGGCTAGGGTTTCTATCTTTATCGTCTCTTCTCATTATGTAAAGTCAGCGTTTTGTGTTCGTTGTATAAAATAGATAATATCCCATATCTTTGCACTTCCCCCATTTGCAGTTATTTTCCAATCAGTACCATTTGTTACAAAATCAGCATCTGTATAATATTGGAACATTTGATGAAAGTCGTGATCAACATCATTACCTTTAGGGAAATTAATATCACTTCTTATTCTATCGTATGGTGTACCATTACCACCTTCAAAGTGTAAACTTAAATAAGTTTGATTAGCATTTGCTGCTGAACATCTAAACACTACTGTTATTTGGTAAACATCGTTTTCGTTTATAGCTAACACTTTATTAGTAGTGCCATTATAAAAAGTTATTGATGGGTGGCTTCTGTAAACTGCACCAGCATTATTAGGTAATACAACCTCAACACCGTCTGATAAAGTGAGTTTGTTTGAGGAAGTATATTCTGTATCGTCATATCTTGCCCAACCATTTACAGTTATAACATTCTGAGGATATACTACTACATTACTTCCGTTATGACCCATATAAAGGGCTGAGTCGGTACGCATCATTGCACCGTTTTCAATATTTACGTTACCTACTACGCTTTGGCTTACATCTTCAACGTGGACTCTATACGAAGTATTTTTATCCATTTTCTACGCTTTTTATTTTAGCTTCAGCCCAGCTTTTAGCACTTTTGCCTCCCCACAATAAATAAGATATATAACCGCAATCTGTTTTTTCACCTTTTTCGTAATAAACCTCAGCTCTTGATAAATAGCTAAACATTCTTTTTATAGTTTCTAAACTGACTGGCTTACCTTGCGCTAATTGTTGCGCTCTTACTTTTCCTACTTGAGTTGCACACTTGTTATTGACCGCCTCGTTTAATTTAAGACCCCTTTTAGCGTTGTTTTTAGCTGAGTCAGGGTAATCACTATATGATTCCATTTCTGTTCGCTGACCATCTTTTAAACGCTTGTCTTTTTTTATAATGCCTTTTATTTGGCTTAATAAGTACTCGGCTTCTTCTTCTTCTATTTTTGCTAAGTCGTCTTTTATGGTTTTGTCTTTAGGGCGTTCTGCTTTGTCAGCAAAGTAGCCTTCAATACTAAAGCCTTTTACTTTACCTGTTTTAACGTAATTGTTCCAAATGTCATCATTTAAAACTTTCATAGATACCATCCAAGTTCCAAGCGGCACTTCCATATCGTACATCCTTGTTTTATCCTTTTCTGTATCTTCTACAATCCAAGACTCAACAACCGACAAACCAGTTAAAGGCATTTGATGTTCTAGTGTGCTTTTGTTTTGGTTACCATTTATAAAAAATAACTCGCTTGCTTTTCTTACAGTATCACGACTAAAATAAATGTAATATTCGTTATCCTCGTTTCTACGATAAATAGGCTTGTTAGGTATTAAAGCTGCACCCATTAAGATACGCTTTTCTTTGTCTACCTCAGCAAGTTTAAATTCTTGGCTTTTAAGTGCTATAAAATCTTCTTCTATTGCTGGTGATTCTACCACGCTAATAGCTTCTATTCCAATAGCATCTTCTTCGTCTATAAAAAGTTCTGCTATATCCATATTAATACAATAATAT